GCGTAATCTTGGTCGCAAACAACACCTGCTATTTTATTGCTTCTTAATAGATTAGTTGAACCACCAAATTGCCACATTCCCGCTGATGGAGTGCTTGGTTTAGATTTTCCCCAACTGGCAATCCATTTGTCGTACCTCTCCACTAATTTCTCTTCAATATAAAATTTAAAGAAGTTACTGTTAGTATAAATACCTACATAAAACCCTTTTGGTTCTAAATACTCACAAAATCCTAAAATTGCTTGTGTTGTTGCGCTTTTACCAGCCTTCAATTGTTTCTTATCCTCAATGTCTATATAAATTGGATACTCGAATTGTTTTCCTTTAAGACATTTCTCATACAAATACTCTGCCTCTTTTTTTCCTTGATCATAAGTTGTTGCTTTACTGTAATAATAGCAACCTACTGGAATTCCTTTATTTTTACAGTCTTTATAATACTTTTCAAATTTAGAATCTTTTCCTTTTGATAAAGAACCAGTATATGCACCTCTTAATATAGCAAATTTTATTCCTTCATTTTTAGCTTTATCAAAATTAAAATTTCCTTGCCATTTTGAGACATCAATTCCAAAGATTTTATCCATAATTATTCACCTTCCTTCTGATTTAACAATAGTTTAATTTTTTCAAATATGTCTTTTGCATATTTTACATAAGCGGTTAAAAATATTGTTAGCAATTCGATAGTTGTAATTACTTCTTCTGGGAGTTCAATTTCAACTCTCGATAAAATATAAGGTAATAACTCAAGGGTTAAGCAAAAAGCAACCACTGACACACAAACCACTATAGACTTAATTAATCCTGACTTTAATTTTTTCTTATCAAATTTTAAATTTCTTTTCGCAATAACAGTACCTAATACTGTATTTACTAAAATAGAAATTCCTAAAATGCTCATCATATAAATAAGCGTTAAAATATCATTTATCATACTATTCATGTCCTTTCTTTATTAAATAATTTTCGATATCTTTAATTCCTTGAGTCACAGGTCCATTACACTTTAAGTCATTATGCAATCCTTTTAGACAAGCCAATAACCCATTAACAATTACTAGCCTTTCCTCTTTGGAATCTTGAATATCCTTATCTTGTGTTTTTGTTGCAGATTCTAACTCACCTATTCTTTTTTCTATTGTTTGAAATTTATTTATTATATTATTTTTGTATACTTTGTAAATAGCTACAAAAAAAGCGCTTAATACTGATAAAGTACCTATGGTTTCAACAATTTGTTTAATTGTAATATTTTCCACTTTTTTCACCCCCTACTGTGTTCTTTTCCACATATAACAAGTGATATATGGCTGCAAGTTGTTATGAGCTTGTCCACCACCTACAAAGTCATGTTCATGTGAAGCATTTATATCTACATAGTTAGTTTTACGATTTGCAACATTGACACGTTGAAATACATCATGTGAACCACTCCAAACGACACGTCTAACTGAGCATATCCCAGTCGCTGACATAATTGGATTATCATCAGTATTGTTAATACCTCTTGTTTCAAATGTACCTTTCAATGTCTTACTTCCATGTGTATGTCCTGCTGATTCTTCTATTGTTAACACATGAGTTTTTTCTCCACCAATTTTTTCTACGGCATTAAACTCTGTTTGGTTTGTATCCACTCCTACAGGAACTTTTCCACTACCCCACGCTACCCACGTTCCAAATTTTAAGTAAGAAGCAGGATTAGTATTAGCAGAACTCATTAAAATTGTTCCTACTGGATATTTCTTTTTATCAGATTCTAAAAGAATATCTTCAATAAATTTTTGCAAGGTTTTTGAACCTATATTTACAGATTTGCTAAAATAAGTATCTAAAGCAACTTCTAATTTTGTTTCATCTTGGGTTGCTTCACTTGCTTTACCAAATGCCATTGATTTTCCACTAGCATTACAATTTATTAAATCATCTACTGTACTTAATACTTTATTAATTGTTGTTGGTATTCCAAATGCATCTGTTACTCTAAATACAATATCGTATTGTGTTGTATTAGCAAATGTAACATTACTTAAAATAATATTTTCTTGATTTAAGGAATATCCACTACTTGCAATTGTTTTATAAGTGTAAGTTGATGCACCCGAAGCTTTATATCCTACCTCATATTTTTGTACATTATTTTTATTATCAACTGGGGAAATACTTGCTTTAAAAGAATACTTTAGGTAAGTTCCTTCACTAGTTAATTTTCCTGTAGAATCACATCGTTGAGCGTCTACACTCTCAATTTTTGGTTTTTCATAAGCAAAACAAGTATAATCGACAGTTGTTGAAGTTGTTCTATTACGAGTATCTGTTACTGTTACTGTTATTTTCTTTGCTCCAACTGTTTTTAATACATCACTTGTAAATACTGACGATGAGAATGTATCACTATCTATTCCAGTTATTTTATAAGCTTTAATTGTAGATCCATAAACTCCACTAGCTGTTGTTTCAACTTTTAATTTTGATTTTCCTTGAACATAAATGCCCCAATTCTTACTAATCATCGTAGAATCTGCTTCTGATACTTCTACATCTGAAATAGTAGGAACAATACTATCAGGCACTAATACTTTTAAGTTAGTTTCTTTTGTACCAATTAATGTAGAACCATTATAAGTTTTACATTTTATAACAACTGTTCCTTCTGTATTATTTGGCAAATTGTTTGCTATTGAAAGAGGTGGCGTCCATGTTTTACTATCCACAACTCCTGTTGCTATCTCTACTTCGTTAGAACCATTAATTGTATAAACTAAAGTATGTGTAAAATCGGCTTTCTTGTTAGTACTAATTGTGACAGTAGTAGTTCCTAATGTTGCTTGGGTAACATTTACTGTAGGTTCACTTGCTCGTGCGATTGTATCAAATGTTTTTGTATCAGTAGAAACACTACCGCTTGCTGGAGCATATTGAGAACCACCACTTGCTTTAGTCCAAACAGCTTTTGCATATCCACTTAATGTACCATCGTCTTTGTGATTAACATTTTTAGTTAAACTAACCGAAACACTGCCACTCATCAATTTTGAAACATCCAAAGATTTCCATAAAACATCTTTATTAGTTTTATTATCATGCCAATAAATAGATAATGTTCCTTGCTTTGTGCTATATGAAAATGAACCTGTACCTTTAGTAAGTGTTGCTTTCGCATAAACAGATGAGGTATTATTTGTTACATTGTTGTTATTTTGTTCAGATTCAAAATATGCTTCTAAAATGAAAGTACCTGCGCCTCTGATTGTAACTGTTTTTGTACTTGAGATTTTCGCCATAATTACTCACCTGCCTTTACTAAAGAAAGTGAGCCATTTGGACGAGGGATAAAAGCAAAACTACCAATATGTATTTCTCTAAAATATGCGATGTCTTTTATCCACTTTGATATATTTTCTCCATTATAAGATATTGTTAATCTGTCATTTTCTATTTTTAACGTATATGGATTACTAACATCTCCTAAAAGAATTGTTCCATCTTTAAAACGAATATATTTTAAGATTTCATTTATTTGTCCATCTGTTTGTTTTTGATTAGTAGCTATTTGTTGTTGTACTTTTTTGAATTGCATCTCAAACGCTTCATTTGTTTGAGAAAAACTAGTACTCATTGTTTCTCTTATTTGATTAACTTGTCCAGTTAAAAAGTCTAATTCTTCTTGAGTTAAGTTTTCTAATCTCTCTACTAAATCAGATACACTATCGATATCGTGAGAATAATCATTTACAACTATCCACTCGCTACCGTTATATCTTTTTATAGTATTCGTATTTGTGTCATACCACATTTGTGTAGTGTCAGTTGGTGGAGTTTCACTTTGGATTGCAGCATCTTTACCTGGTGCGCCATTAGTTCCAGCAGTTCCTTGTGGACCTGTTGCTCCATCTTCTCCTTTTGGTACTAATGAAACAACAATAGTCTTTAATGTTGTATATTCTTTTCCATCTTCATCAGTATATTTGAATGTAAATGTATATTTATTATCTAAATTTGGAATTGTGACTACTTTATTTACTGCAAATCTAATTACATCGTCATTAATGACTAATACTATACCTGTTTTGATATCGCTTGTTGTAGGTTTTACTTGTACAGGGTTTCCAATAAAAGTAGAATTATAAGCAACATCATAATTAGCAGTTTCTAAAGGGAAATTATTATTATCAACTACAACGATGATATTGTTTGTTTCTATATCTGTTTTAAATACTTCAACACTATTAGCAATATCCTTCGTATCTGATACAAGAGATTCAATTTTTTTCTCCTGTTTATTTACTTTTATTTCAGTTTGAGATAATCTTTCACCCAAAGAAATATCCTGTTTTGTTTGTATTTCTTGTTCAGTTAAAACTGGACTTTCTATAATACTTGTGAATGTACCATCATAAGTAAAATTATGTTTTAACACATAAGTATCAAAGTAATCTGTTTCACTTGTATAAACACGGATTCTATCTCCTATTTTTAAGAATGGCTTGCCATAATAAGAAGTTAATTTACAATCTACATAAGTTAATCCTTTAACTCGATTCCAAATATTAGTAATTGCTTGTTGTCTTAATTCAGCACTATACAAGATATAATCTTCACTGATTGTTATTGAATGTTCACCATTTAAAGTGATGCCTTCATCATCTTTAATTGTTACATTTTCATCATCTATTTGACTATTCTTAACAATTAAGCAATTGATTGGACCATATACAACTTGTCCACCTTCTACATTTGCGTATTGCGATTTTTCTCCATCATCATAATCAAACACACAATCAGGCTCTTCATTTGTACTTAACCAGCATAAGTCGATTTTGTTTGTATCATTATCAATATCAATAAATGAGCATGACACTTTTCCTACTGTTTGCAAAACAATTCTATTCTTCTCTCCATTTGTAAATGGATTATTTGTTATTGGAATATTTCCATTTAAAATAGTAGTAGTTTTAGGAGTTAATCCAAGCTGATTACATACATCTAAATATAAATCGGTTAATGTTTTATCACCTGTTGAATAATCAATTCCACAGACATATGGTTTATCTAATTTTGTATAGAGATTATCATATGCCGTTATTTGGCTCATATTTGCCGTTATTTCGTTATTTGGACGTTCAATAGTATATTTACCCATGTTGATGTATTCGTCGCTTAAATCGTCATATTTTACACCAATTTGGGCTTGTATATTTTTATCTGTTAAATCTGCAATATCTGTAACAAAACTCGCCTTTAAACATTTTGCATATACTGAGCCAATTATGTTGCCTTCTATATAACATCCACTATCTATGCTAAAAGATTGTAAATAATTATCATTTGTGATTGGTTCTGTAATTCCATCTACTATAATCTTCCCAAGTCGATTAGCATTTGCTCTATTCCTACATTCATTTTTAAAATTTATACTTGCCATGCTAGTCACCTACAGTTCTATGACTGCTTGTGAAGCAGGATTGTATAATTCAATAAGACCATCTGGTGTTCTATAAGGAAGCATTGCTTGTGCCATACGGTCTCCACGATAACAAGTAATTTTTTTCCACTGTTTTGTAAATGGATTTAAAAAATCAACTGTAAGAGTAGGCTTTTTTACGATTTCAGAATAGAAATCAACTTCTTCATCTTCTGTAAGAGGTCTGCTAACTAAATCAATACGCCACTTGGTATTAATAACATTTAATACCATAGTTCCATTAGCATTAGTTGTTTCACGTCCACTATTTTTCGATACATCATACCATGATATTTTTGTTTCATTTGATAGATATTTAGAAATATCTTTTCCATTTATTTTAACTTTTGAAATAACCTTAACTGGTCCTGATAAAACATATCTAAAACCATTTGCAGTGAATTCCTTAATCATATTTTCACCATCTTTCAAATTCCCTTTGAAAGAAAGTGCTACACATTTTTATTTTTATTTGATATACTTTATTTAGATAAGGAGAGATTGTATGAAGAAATTATTATTAATTGGTTTCTGTTGTTTTTGTTTAGTAGGATGTGGAGAAAAGAAAGAAGAAAGCAATAGTAGTTCCAATAGTGAAAATAACCCAATAGTACAAGCAAAGAAAAACTGTTGTACTGATAATGGTGGTGTTTGGTATAACTCTGATACTTGTCTAGCAGGTAGTTCAGGATTTTTTGATAGAGAAGGTTATAATAGTTGTGTTGAATATGCTGTAGGCAGTACTAATTAGTACTGTTTTTATTTTGCAGGAATGTAAATTGGGCACACTCCAGTTTGCTTTGTTTTTTGATTTACTCTATCTACAACTGTTCCTTCATCTGTATGGACATGAACATCTATTTCACTAGTTTGTCCACCATATTGGCTCATAACTTGAGTCATACCACTAACAATTGCACTAAACATAGTACTTGCTAATTGTGATTGATTTAATATTTCAGTTCTACCATTTATGTGTCCTGCTATTTCAGGGCCATTTTCTCCACCAACAAATACAGTTCCATGTGATGGTGCACCACCATTCGCATATTGTGGTATATCATGCCATGAATTGTTATAGAATGCTCCGCCCTTTGCTTTTTCCCACATTTTAAAGTTTCCACTGTTTGCTTCAACTCCAAATGATATTTTTTTGCCTGTCCATTTTTCTAAAAAAGTAGATAATGTATTTTGTGCTTTTTCAATTTTAGACTGAACCTCAAAACTAATATGTTTATTGTTCCATGTGTTAAAATAACTATTAATATTTTTTTCATCATTAACAGTATTAGTTTTTACTCCCCATAAAAATGATTTATTATTATAGGTTGTATAATAATTATTTGCTTTTGCTTCACCATCAGCCGTATTTAAATCAATTTTACAAGATAGCTCTTTATTTGAATTATTAGTATAGAAATCATTAACAGTAATGGTAGCACCTTTTATGGTCTCATCTACTGTAACTCCATAATTTTTCATTGCATTTTGCATTTCTTCTGAATTTTCTGATAAAGTTGCTGACATTAAATTTTCATAATTCAATATTTCTCCATCATACTCTTGTAGTTGTCCTTGTAATCCTTCAAGACCTTTCTTTTGTCTATCTAAAGATTCTAAAAACTCTTTTGCTGTTGTTTCTCCTAATTTTCCACCATTTTCTAATGCGTTAAGATAATTTTGATAAGTTGAATTATAATTTTTTTGTTTTTGATTAATTTCGTCTTGTAATTCTTTTCTTTTCTTTAATGCTTCGGCATACTCATTTTCATAAGCGTTTAATAAAATTTCAGCTTTTTTCTTTTCTATTAATTTGTTTAATGATTCTTTTACTTCTCCATATGATTTTATTTGTTTACCATTTTTTTCTATAACACCATCAATTAATTTGTATTCTGTTCCAAATGCTTCGTTAACTTGATTTAAAATAAAGTTTACTCTTTCCTCATCACTTTTCTTAACTTTCCCATTTGAACCAATTAATTTTTCTAATTCACTCATAAGTTCTTGGGTTCTCTCTACTTGGACTAAAGAAGTTTCAGCACTTTGTCTTGCTGATTCTTTTGTATCATCTAAAGCATCCTTGTATTTTTTATAAGCTTCTGTTGTAAATTCATGTGCATTTTTTATTCTTTCTTGTCCATCTGTTATAGTTGTATAAAGACCACCTAATGAACCCACTATAGAACCTATTGCTAATCCCCACGGTCCAAATACTGCCCCAATTTGAGCACCACCAAAGGTCAACATAAGTGAGCCACCAATTTGCCCTATTGTGTTTAAAAAGTTAGTTCCACTAACATTAGCATCATCAATTGATATTTTTAATAATTGCATTCCTGTATAGGCAGAAGCAATTCCATCTAATCCTAATTTAACTCTGTCTAATGTTGTTAAATTAGAAGCCCAACTTTTTATTCCTTCACTTATTCCTTGAGTGAATGATTTTCCTTGAAAATTTACATCATCTAATGATTTATATAATTTTTTTAAAGGAGATAGCCAACCACCTGTTGCTTTTACACCTTTTTTTATCCAATCTACTAATTTAGAAACTCCAGGAATCATTTTTAAACTTTTAATCAAAATCAAAGTACTAAGTATATCACCTAATAATTTTGATGCTGATTTATGTGTTGCGATAAATTTTAAGGCTTCTCCAATTAAATTCAGTGTTGTAACCACTGCTTTACCCCATATACCATCAGAAAAATTATTTTGGATTACTTCAAAAACATCTGAAATTGCTTTACCACCAAATTTGATTATCTTTTTAAATGCTTCAATTAATTTTGCCATTGTAGAATTTGTATCTATAAGTTTAAAGTGAACCTCTCCAGTTAATGGATCTATTTCTTTAGTAAAGCCAAGCCACTCCATTATTCTGTCTCTAATTTCTGTAGCTTTCATTCTTACTTTATCCATACCGTTATCATAACCAGTAATAGCATCTAATAATCTTTTGTCGATACCACCAATTGTATCTCCTGTACCACCATCATTGTTTTTAGGTTCATCGATATTATGAATTTGGTCGAATCCAAATACTTGGCGTTTTAGTTCTTTAACTTTCTTGTTTGCACTATCAGCACTATCTGCAATTCCATCATAAACACCATCTTGACTAGCAATTCCACTGTTATAATCTTTTAATTCAATGCCAAACATATCTGCAATTGCCTTTGATATTTCTTTTATTACCATTAAAAAAGCATTAGCATATGGTAATATACTTGAAAAAGTTCCAATAAATAATGCAGAAATAGCTGTTTTCGTTTCTACTAATTGCTGTCTAAATACTTTTATTTGGTTACTTGGTGATTCAATTGTATTTGCTAAATCTCCCATTGCTATTTGTGCTTGTTTTAATGTAGCTAAATAACGTAATATCTCTTTTTCAGCTTGTGACATTTCTTTAACTTGTCTATCTATTCCTAATGAATCCAAAATTGGTTGCATACTCATTTGAGTGACATCAATACCATATGAACGTAATGGTTTTGTTTGTCCTGCATATATTCCTGCGCGAAGTGCTTCTGCCGTTTGTGATTCACCTTTATTGAATAAAGATGCTAAATCATAAGCTAATTTAGTACTTGTTTCAGACATTATACTTGCATATTGTTCGGGTATTCCTACAGTTTCCCCCATTGATTGGAAAATACCATGCATGTATAATGTTTGAGTTTTATTTGTACCAAATGCTTCATTCATCTTGTATTGGAAGTTTATTGCTTCTTTTCCAAGATTAGAAAACATTGTCTTACCATTTTTTTCAACATTATCAAATACTACATTGAATAAGTTTAATTGTTCTGTGTAATCAATACCTTCATTCATCCAAGATAGACCTGTTTGAGTTAATTTTTTTACACCTACAAATGTAAATGCACTTTTTAAAGAACTAGCAAGTTTATTTGAACTAGATGTTGTATTTTTAATTTTGTCATCTAATTTGCCAATCTCTTTGACTGCTTTTGATGATGAAATCTTATTTAACGTACTGTTTATTTTTCCTAAACTAGAATCATTTTTCTTCTCAATACTTCCTAGTTCTAGATATATATTTGTCAATGTATTTTCTGTATTTACTAGGCTTTTTATTAAAGTATCAACACTACTTTTTGCATGTTGTGCTGTAGCTTGTATTTGTAATTCTAATGTTTGTTCTTCCATTTTTTCACCTACCTTTGGTGTTCCCTTTTCGGTAAGTGCTACACTCTACTTTTCCCAATAATTACTTGTTGATTGTTTTTACCTTTCATTATTGATTGTACTTCTTTCGCTCTATTTGTTATTTGTTCTGTTAACGCTTTTTGCTGTTCTTCTAAAGAAGGTTCTTCATGCTTAACTCCATAAGGTAATTCAGGATAATTTACTTTAGTTTTACTAAAAGCGTTACACAACGAAACTGACAACGCATCATATACATACGCCCCTTGTAGCCATGCATTATGATTGAATGTTTCTTGTTGCATTTTTAATCTCTCAAAATAAGAAAAACGGTATGCCCAGAATAAGTCAGGGTCTTCTTCCCAAAACTCTTTCACAGACATACCGTATGTGATTGCACTTGGCAATAAATCATAAAAATAATCTGTTAAGTTTTTATAATTTTTGCCTTTTTCCTCATTACATTCATTTATGCTTCGATTATCGTTAGTTCCTCGTCTATCTTCGTTGAGTTGATATCGATTAGGGCATCCATAAAAGCTTCATATTCCTCAATTGCAAAATTGATAACTGGAGCTACTTTATGTTCTTTTCCATAAGTTTCCATCAATTTTAATGCTAATGTTGGATTAACTTCTTTATGATTTGCTAAGAATAAACTAGTCCATAATAAATCATAATAAGTAGTTGTTTTTTTGATAAATTCATCTAAAGTGAATCCAAATCCTTCTAACCACTTAACAGAATCACGATTTAACTCTAATGTATACTCTTTATCTTTTATATTTAATTTTAATTTTCTCATTTTTTATTCCCCCTATTTTAATCAGTTGTTGTTGATATTTTAGCAGTTGTTTGCTCTGCTGATAAGAAATTTGGTTCAGAACTTGGTACTGTATGTAATGTTCCTTCAATAGGACTTCCACCAACACCAACTTCATTTGTCCAAGTTTGTAATGTTCCTGAATACTCAAAACTTGCACCATCAGGTAACTTAATTAAGATATCTCTTTCTGTTCCATCACATACAGCCTTTGCTTTTCCATAATTTTCAGCTGTATAGTTGTATGTGAAATCCATATCTCCTGTATCAGGTCTATCAGGAATATATACCTTAACTGGGTCACTAGAAGTTGTAATGTCTACTGTCCCACCTGCTTGCCCAGTTGCTGGCATTCCTTTTATTTTTAATAATGGGGCTTTTGAATAAGTAGTAGCAGTTTTTTCCTTAACTCTTAATTCAATCCCTAAATCTATATACGCTTGATTCATTTTCATTCACCTCTCATTGTAAATTTCCCTTACAATTTGAAGTGCTACTATTATTTATTTTGGATAGACAACTAATTTATCTGATCCATACTTTGTATCTAACTTTCCAGTTACTTTTATATAATTTCTATGAATATCAGAATCGACATTTGGTGCATCCAATTCTGTTTTTATAGTAACTCTAAAATTTGTCTTAAAATAGTTAACAATATGTTTAGTTATTTCATTACAAATACTTCTTTTAGATACTTTTTCACCATTAAAGGTTTTATCTTCTGCATATACATTTATTTCAATACCAAATGTATATGTTTCTTCACTGTAGCTTAAATTATTATACTGATTAGTTACAGGTAATAACTTTGTTGGTACTATTGGAAATATTTTACTTGTTTGTGGCATTTTTTTTGTAACAGTGGGGTTATATAAAGAATTATTTTCTACATATTCTTTCATATTAGGGAAAATAGTTTTTTCAAATAGTTCTTCCATTATCAATATAAATCACCTACTGACTTTTGTATTTCTACCTTAACAATATCTCCAATTTCATTTTGAATATCGCAAAAAGCATCATAAAACATATGTCTACTTGGTAAACCTTTCGTCCAACCATACGTCCCATCATCTTTAGGATATTTCCATCCTTTTTCACCATGTTCATTAACATCATATTCCCACGATTGAAATTGTGGTGATGGATTTGGATGAGGATTGTTTGCACCTGTAATTCCTGTTCCCATTTCATTAAAAATAAGTACCATATCAGAAGTACCAACTTTCCCTTTTTTATTTTGGTAGTCATACTCCATATAGATATTATTTGTATGTTCACTAATTCCATTGGCATAACAATACTGTTTTACCTTTTCATACATCATTTCAGTTGCATGTAATACAGCATTATCTATGCCTTTGTCATATGCATCTTTAAATTTATTTAGATAATTTATTGCATTATTCAGACTTGCTTTCGATAGTTCCATCGTTAAAAGTGTCTTCATTATTTTCCTCATTATCTGTTTTTTTATTAGTTGTTTTTTTATCACATTTTAATTTTTTATCAGTAGAAAGTACATGCCCTGCTTTTAAAAATTTATCTGCTGTTTCTTTATCGTAAACAACTATTCCACTTGTAAACTTGTACATAATAACACCTACTTTCCTGTAAGTCTTTCAAAGTATATAATTATAACTGAATTACCTTCTCGTGGTGGTAATAATCTATAATTAGCGTTATCCCCATATTGTTCTTCACCTTTTGGCGTTGCACCATCTAGGTAAGCCTTATCAAATTCTTTGAACATTCCTTGATAAGATATTGGGATAACCGCCTTTTTCATAATTTTGGCATTTTCTCCAAATTCTGCTATGTCTGCACTAGAACTAACAGGTTGATAATTAAATTTATAAGGTTTTTGATTAGGTTCATCGTAGATAACAATTTCGTTTCCATCATTATCTAAAGAAACATCTAGTTTACTGGCTATATAAACATCTTTTATCCAATCTTTAGGATTAGCATTAATTTTATTTATCATTTAATAGTACCTGCTTTAGGGATTAATTCTCTCATTAATGATTCAGAGATTAACCCAGTCATATATGTTACTGATAAACCATTTTCACTATATGATTGAATATTAGTTGTACCTAATTTCTTATAAAGTTCTATTGCACATCTTGTTTGCCAATTTTTTAATCTTTTATCGTCTGGCAATGTTTGAATTTCTTTGTTATAAGGATAAAGTGTATTTAGAGCAACAATTTCTGCATCATCTAGTTTTAGTTTAAATAACTCATCCTCTGATACATTAGATACATCTCCTAGAATTTCTAGGCGCATTCTCTTTAATTGTTCATCTTTGCTCATAAATACACTTCCTTATCTTGAAAAAACTATGCTGATGGTTCTGTTGTTGTTTTAAAATCACTAGCATTAACGATATTAACATCTGTTACAGCTTCAGGTGCATCAAATGTAGTCTTTAATCCTGTAATTTTTGCATGCATCCATTCAGGTCCGTGGTCTAATCCAATTTGACCGTATAATTGATATTTAGTTCCTGCTCCAGTTTTTGCTAATTCCTCTAAGAAGAAGTTACCTTTTCCTGGAACTGGTTGTTCTATTGGACCAATTACATCAAAGTTGAATAAGAATGCTGTTCCACTTGGAATGAATTCTCCTAATGCAACATGTACTACACCTAATGGTAAAATAACATCATATACTTGTACACCATAAGCACTCGTATATGGCTCTCCCATCTTCATACCCCATTTTAATGCATCTGCATTTAATTGATTTAAACCTATTGTATTAGTCCATAAGTATAAGTTACTAATATCACCTTGATTATTGTAAATCGCTTGCTGAGCATCATTAATTAACCAAATACCAAGTGGTTTATTAACCTTATTAGCACCACTACCACTTTCTGCTGAAATAACGTTAGTAGTAATAGCTTCATTCATACCTCTTGTTTTATTTGCTTCACTATCTTTAGTTGCTTTTGCATAAGTTCCTTGAATAAATGTTTTTTCAATACTTCTTGATAATTTCTCCATTTTTCTAGCAACTTGGAAATCTAATTCATTTTGTGGGTTAGCACTTTGCCCTGCAATATTAACGCCACTTAATGTACCCATATTAGATTGTTTTGCATAACTAATTGATACTGCTTCCATAAAAATTTGAGTAACATTTGTTTTTTGACTTCTTGTTACGAATGATGCTGTTGGTGCTGTTAATGATGCTGTCTCACTAATTTCTGGAATTTCTGCATCTTCATTTTCATAAAATTGTCCTGTAATAAATTCCACTGAATTCGTATACTTTCTATGTCCTGAAATCATATTTAAGAAAGGAGTTTTCTTATTTGATTTAGTGTATAATAATCCAGCATAATTTAATGTATTAAAGCTTTGTACTGTTTCTGTACCTGTCATATTTATCACCTCATTAAAATTTTCTATCCCTTTTAATGAGTGCTACATTTTTCTTTAAACATTTGACTTTTTAAGTTTCATTTGCTCTTCTTGTATCAATCTCATATATTGAGCTTGTTCTAAAATGTTTCCACTTTTAACTGCTTCTTTATAATTTTCATTTAATTGATCTAAAGTACTTACAGTTGGTGAACTACTTGTTCCACCTATTGGATTTGGAGTATTACCTATTAACTTAGTAGTTGTTTCTTTCTCTGTTGTTTCTTTTGTTCTGTTTAAAATTGTTATGATATTATTGGCTAACTTCAAAGATTTATCTAAGTCCTCACTAACAATATCTTCTAAAGTTTCTTTTAAATCCTTATCTTCTTCACTATCAGTCACTTTAATTCCGTTATCAAATAACAAATTTTTAACAGCTAAACGACTTTTTTCAATAGCATTAGCCTTTTTGTCTTTTTCTAATTGTTCTTTCTCTGCTTTTGCTCTTTCATCATCTGTCATTTTTGATTGTTTATATGCCTCAAAGTCACTTGATAAAGTTGCATATTTTTCTTCTGAATCTTTAAGTTTATTACTAACACTATTAAACTTATCCTTTGGGATAACTACTGGTGCTAGTTCTTTCTTTAAAGCTTCAATCTTTTCTTCATTCGTTGTGTATTCTTCATTATTTAATACACTTTCAATTACTGAATCCATTTTTCAATCCTTCCCCACACATTGCGTTTTTATGGTAGTCACGCGCTCTACAGTAGTGTGGTATACCCATTATGCTCGGTATACAGAGCAAAGTTTCATGCTTTTATAAGCACTGCGCTGATGATATAACGGTAAACATGTTAGTTTTTGTTTTAAGTATGTGGTGATTGGATATACACTAACAAACCAACACCTTCACACTATCTACGACCAGTCTTATATCATCAATGCACTACCTATAAAGGTAGCAATATATTTTAGAAAAACTAGGACTTTACATGGTAATAAACCCCTTGCAAAAATACTTGCATTTTTTCCCAATCAAATTTATGGCGTGCACTAGAGGATTCGAACCTCTACATCGCTTCTACGATCTAACAATTTAGCAAATTGTCCTCTTCACCTAATTTGAGTAAGTGCACATGGCGACATGTGTAGGGCTCGAACCTACAAGCCAATTACGACCAATGGTTTTCAGGACCATCCGACTACCAATTATCACAACATGTCATTTGGCAAATCGACTAGGACTCGAACCTAGACAAACAGTTTTGGAGACTGTTATGCTGCCATTACATCATCGAAATATGGTTGTTCTCCCTAGATTCGAACTAGGACATCACAGATTCAAAGTCTGTTGCCTTGCCATTTGGCTAGAGAACAATATGGTGCTAGTTGATAGAATCGAACTACCACTAACTGCTTACAAGACAGTTGGTCTACCATTAACCTAAACTAGCATATTCCTGCCGTATAGACAGGAAATCAAGCATTTATGTTAAGCAAGGTGTGTCATCACTCACACATCTAATCAGAGTCTTTTTTTGCTCCTACACTTGAGACGTTTTATCATCCTCGGCGGTCAATGTTTCTCCGCCCTCTTGCTTTGCTTTATTTTCATTTAATTGTTTACTAGATTTTTCAACAAACAATTTAATCCAATTTTCAATTCCACCATAGAATTCCATTGACTTTCTAAATGCTTCGTTTGTATCACTATATAAACCACTAGTAGTCATTGCTACGTCTGGTGCAACACCACTTTGAATTTGGTTCATTAATCCTTGTGATTGTGATAAGAAGTCAACTGCTGTATTTCTATCAAATTTTTGTTCTACATCTTTGATAGTTAACTTTTTAATTTTACTAATTGGATTTAATTTACATATCTTTAAAATCAACTTTAATTCTTCTGTAGCACATCTTTTGAATTGCATCTCATCTTGATTTGCCCTTTCATCTGCCATAGTCCAACCCTCACCTAATAAGCGAGCTTGTCCTGTGTCACCACCACTTGCTTTGTCACTATTTTTAGGTATTCCTATAATATTTAAAGCAGTGTTAAATAATCTGTCATGTAATACTTTAGTGTTCGCATGATCTATATTATTTGATAATAATTTTAAATCAGCAGGTCTTGATGGGTCTGATGTTGCTATTTTGATTGCTCCTAAATCGAGTAATCCTTCGTAGTCTTCTTTATCTATGTCTTGATTAACAAAAACAAGTAAACTTTGTACATATTGTTCAAGACCATCAATTTCATCGGATGTGATTCTATTTAAATTGTTTAAGATATCCATAACTACTTCTATAATCCCTAATCTAGATTTATTTAAGTAATATTCAAATATTGGAATCTGTCCTAAAACATGATATTGTACAAATTGAACTTCAAATGCTGTTGATGCAATTCCTTTATTAAATTCATAAAATGCATTTTTTGTATATATACTTCCTCTTATTGTGCTATCATTAACACCTCTTGTATATGTACAAGCAAATAATCTTTTATGTGGCAGATAACTAGAATAAACAATAAAAGTAGTCTTACTATCTAAGTTCTCTATTGTAAATGGACATTCTTCATTTTCTACATCAGGCAGAACCAATCTATGTCCTATTCCTGCTACATAAAGATTCTCTGACAATTCAGTATCCTTTGGATGTTTATAATCCGCTAATGCATAACTATTAAGTATTCCAACCTCTTCATTTGCTATATCACCACGTTGAACATATTGAACAGGTTTTCCAAATACATAACTCTTTTTGAATTCAACTATAAAATAAGCATTATTTTCTACTACAGTATTATTAATAGTTGGTCGTACTTCTTTTGTTTTACCTAAAATTGGTTGATATCCCTTATAATAGTTTTCAAGATAATCAATTTCATTTGCATTTTGAAGATGAACGCTAAATACATCATTTAATATTGTTGTGATGGTTTCTGTATTCATTTGTTCTTCTGTATAATCTGCATAAATGACTTTTCTGCCAAATAAACGTGCTTCTAATGGCCCTATATTTTGTATAAAAGGAGTTTCTACTGGTATTGACACATTTGGATTGTTATCAATTACTGGTTCATTTGGTATATTTTTTTCATTATCCATTTTTATCACCACTTTTCATATCTTGGTATTCCCAAAATTGAAAAATAAGGGAACACAACAATAAAAACAAGTTCTACGGTTATGCTCCCGTGTAGCACTTAAATGACCTATTAAGGGAATAAATTGGGTCATTCGCTACATTTATACAATATTTAAGAGAAAAACGTTAGGTTTGAAGTTAGATATTACAACATTTGTTGTATTTTTTTATTAAAATGGTCTACGAATTGCTTGTGGCTTTGATAACATTCCCTTACCGAATATAATTTCACTTGCATACATACAAATTGAGTCGACACCATCGTCATGAACATTAGGCTTATCGAATGAATACTTGGTAAGATTATCCATCATTCTGCCTATATCAGTGTTTGGTTTAACAATTGATTTATCAGGGAATACTACTTGTTTTTGTACGATTCCGCGATTATTTTTAATACGTTCTTCTTTCTTAATTGTTTGGAATTTTTCAATAATAGTACACCAATATACTCTCCTAGCGTGTAATTTATCTTCTAATAATCTTTTAAGTGATGTATCAATGTTATTTTCAATTACTAATGTTGTAATTTTATGTTCTATTATCTTTTCGATAATTTCATCATATAAGTCATCCATTGGCTTTTGCTTATAGATAGCATCTATTAAATAATGAGTACCATTATTATCATTTTTAAATATTGGCATAGATACATTATCTTTACCCTTTCTTGCTGTATCTAGCGTTGCCATAGAATTTGGAGTTAAATTAGCATTCATTAATTCTTCTCTCATATACGTTCTTATACATTCCCATGCAAACTCACGTCCTGTTGGTGCAATCGGATTCTGTTGATATACACAGCTATATAAAAATGGGTCTGTATTTTGTTCTATTTGCTCTGCTATTTCTTGTGGGTATACTTCGGGACAAGTTGTTTTGTGATTCTCATCTAACATAGGAACGCGAATTACAACAGTTGAATGGTCTTCACTTTCCATAACATATTTATTATTTGTTGGTTGCAATGGAGATACTTTGTTTCTATCCTCAATGATTCTATTTAATATATCCTCGGGACACCATTGAGTTCCTACAAAGATAAATTTACAATTTAAACCATCACGTCTATTCCACCATTCTGTATTCCACTTATCATAAATATCTCTATGTGCTTTTTCACTATTTGCTTCCTCTGCACCTTTCGTCATATCATCAAAGATAATTGCAAACGATGCTCTCTCTCCTGTAGTTGAACCATTACGTGTACGCGCAATATGATTAGACTTTGGAACATTAGCATTCTTTATTTTCCAATCTGATTCTCTTTCTACTTCAAAAGGTTTCCCATTATAAAGTTTAAATAAAGGAAATACATCAGAGAATTCAGGGCTTAATAGTATTCCTTTTACAGTTCTACTAAAACCTAATACTAATTCATCAGAATAAGACATTCTAATGATAGAATTGTTAATACTTAATCCAAACGCCCATGAAGAAAATAATGTAGCCAAATAGGACTTTCCCATTGATGGGGCATAAGAAACAACAACATATTGAAGTACATTATCAAAAGGTATTCTATTTAATACATCTACATATGGTTTTAATTCTTCTCTTCGATTAGCAAGAACCTTTTTTGGCTGATTCCACTCTATATAGTCCACAAAGCATTCAAAGTCTCTTCTTGCACAAAAGCAGTATGTTCTTTTATAAAAATCAAAAAAAGAAGCCATATTTTTTGTGCTTCCCTTTTCTATTAAATTTAAAAGTATTGGAATAAGTCGTTTTTTGGCTGTTCTTACTGATTTTAATTCATCTTCTTTAAACCACATTTCCAATACTTCTAACGATGTGCTACACCATTTTATTTTTTCTTTTTCTGTTAACTTATTCGTTTTTAAGGCTAATAAGATATCTTTAAAAGTTTGTTCTAAAGTTGTTGTTCTTTTTTCTATACGAATATTTATCTTATCGCCTATTTTTATATTACTCATCTTTTCACTCTTTCTACTTCCCTATAGAAAAAGTGCTACACAATGAATTATTTTACATTGAATATGCTTAAGACATCGTCTCCAGCATAATTTGTTGGTAACTTACCATCCCATTTTTCTATGAATTGCTGCTGAATTATTTCTTTAGTCAAAGATTTTTCTTTTATCTTGTTTGCATCAGCTTCGCCTTGTGCTTCAATTCTCTTTTTTTCTGCTTCTGCTTTCGTTGTTTGTAATTCTTGTTGTGCAGTTAAGGCATTTTGTTCTGCTACTGCTTTTCTTTCAATTGATTCATTATATGCTTGACTAAAATCAAAGTTATTTAAATTAATTGATACAATGCTAATACCATAATCAATTGTTCTACTATTTAATGTTTCTTGAATGTCTGTTGCTACTTCACTTCGTTTTGTAACTAATTCTTCTGCTGTATATTTAGACATTACACTTTTAATAGTTTCTTGAATAGATGGTTCTAAAACAGTTTCTTTGTAATTAGACCCAACATTTCTATATAATTCTACTGCTTGTTCTCCATTTACTTGGAAATTAACTACCACTTTTATTCCTGTTACAATTTGCATATCTTTAGTTGATGTTTCTAATGGAACTTCATTCTCATATTTTTGAACCTTAATATTAACAGTTTCTATATTTTCAAATGGAAGTTTAAAGTTAACACCTTCACTTAAATAAGTGTCTGTAATCTTTCCAAATCTAGTTTTTATTCCAATTTCTCCAGTCTTTACAGTAGAAAAACAACCTACTAAAATTATTAATAATGGTAATAATCCAAAAAGCATTCTAGGTCTTACTTTCCAGCCTTCATCGCCTTCAAAATCAAAGCCTAATACTCCTATAACTACTAATGATAAAAATAACCCTATTATAACAAAACTCATTATTGTGCATCTCCATTTCCTTGTGAAGTTTGTTCTTCATAAAATTTATTAATAACTTGAATTAATTCTTCACGAGTAGCTGTATCAGTTACTTCAATATTTTCTTTTTTTATCACTTCTTGTAATTCTTCATCTGTATATTCTTCTATTGGTTTTTTTACATTTTGAGTATCATCATCTGTTTTTAGATCATCATCTTTATTAATGCTATCAAGATATTCTTTTTCTTCTTCTTTTGTTGCCTTTTTAACAAATTTATTTTTAATTCTTTCCTTTGCTAAATCATCATCACACTCAAAAATGTCACCAAAATATCTCTTTGTTTGATCTTCAATTTTCTCTGCTGTTGTTTTATCTCTAAAATAATCAAAATTTTCATCTTTATAAATTGCTTTTACTATCATTTTTTTACCTCTTCTATCTATTACTATTCATAAAACTTTCTAGGCACTTTTCACTACAGAACTCATGCCATTCATCATCTATCTTTTTTATTATCCAATTATCTTCTCTTAATGCTTTATTTATATCACTGTAATCTATTGATTCTACCATTGTTTCATAACCACACTCATCACAACGACACTCACACTCTTCTAAATTATGATTTACATATTTTGCCATACCATTTCTCCGCTATTTAGCACAAAGATTTATAATAATTGGTTGATTATGTCTGTAAGAATCTAAAATAATTTTATCTATATCCATCTTTTTTTCCTCTGTATCTTTATTTGTCGGATATTTTGCTACTACAATACCGCCATCAGTAATTAGTACATTTCGTAATTCTTTTTCACCAAAATAATTGTTATCAACATCAAAAAAACGAATTAGTTTCTCTAACAACTTTTTTTTTGGCACTTCCTGATTACTATAAACTCTTTGAAGTTGTTCTCTATAACTATTGCCAATTTTTTCTATAAGATTTTCCAATGTAATATTTGCTTTGTTTAATGCTTCATACAATTTATCTCCAATTAAACCTGTTTTTTGTCTTTCACCAATAGCAATACTTTTTGCAAAGCAAGTAAGATTGCCATCCTGGCTAATAATTAAAATATTATTCATTTTATTCCCTCTTTCTTATAAATCAATTTTTTCTATTTCTGCTCTTAATTCTAATACTCTCAAATATTTTCCCATATAATATGCTTGTTCATTCAATAACTCTACTGAACATTTAAGTTCAAAATTTAGTGTTTGTGCTTCATATTTAACCATCATTTTATGTAACTTATCATACCTGATTTTTGTTTGATAGTATTCAGCTTTAAACCTTTCTTGATAATCTTCACTATTCATTAGTTCTATTGTTTCTTTTAAATCTTTCATTTTTATACCTTCTTCCCTTAATTTTTATTCATCATTTTTTCAATTAACATAGCGATTATAGAAATAATTAATAATACTATGATAAATGGAAAAAGCAATATTGTTCCTATAACTACTAAAATAAAAATTGTTATGACGAATATAGCCATTCCTAACCATTCACCACATATTGCACTATTATCATGTAACTCGTTTACTAGTACGTCTTTATTATCCAACAACCATTGATATAATCCTTTATAGAGAACATCTTTTGATGTTTCTAATTCATCAATACAAATAATATTGTTTCTTTGACTAATATATAATTTATTATCCTTCTTAAAAAACACTAAATTTGAACCATCTAACTTTTCTGTGAGATAAACTGTATCTCCAGTACAACTAACCCTCTTTGTTTTTGGATATAAACTCTTTTTTATCATGTTATTCACCTACTTATTTTTATTTTTTTCTCTACCATGCTCTATAATTAAAATTCCAATAGCACAAGCTAATATAATCCCATACATAATATACTGAAACATAATTACTCACCTACCTTATAACATTTATTTTCTATTTTCTTATAAGTATCTAAATACAATTCCTTTTTATCCCCGTTGTATGTTACCTCATAATACATTCCATCAGGAACTGTAGTACTTACTAAAGCTTTGTTGTTTTGAAGTGTTTTACAAATCCACACAATGTATACATTTTCTTCTGTAATTTTGAAATCATCTGTAGTATCAACACGACTGTTAAAAAAATCTACAATTTTTTCTTTACATAACTTTTCAAATTCATCATTGTTCATTTTATTTTCTCCACCTTTTCTATCATTTCTTTTAATTCTTTTTTACTTTCTTTTGTAGTTGGTTGTTGAACCATATTGACTAATTGTCCTTGCGGTAATCCTAGCGCCTTCTCATACTTAACAAGTACTTTAGGTCCAAAATTCCATTGCCCATGAAAGTAATTACTAATATTTTGTTTTGTTGTTCTAGATTCTCCAAGTTGTTCTTCTATTTTGTTTAATTCTGCACATAATCTAGTGATTGTCCACTTTTTCTTTTGCAATATTAGTTGAATGTATTCTGATACATTAAGCATTATTTATCACCATACATCATCAAATCATATAATTTTTTAATACAATCTTTGCATATAGACATCTGATATACTTTTGACTTATAAGGTTCAATAACTGCTACTTCTTTATCTTTTCTTTTAATTTCTTCTCCACAACATAAGCATTTGCCTTTCGTTTCTAATTGTCTAAATTCTACTCTCATTCTTTTTCACCTAATTCTTTCTTGATTCTTACTAATATTTGCCAACCACTTGAATATGGATGCTTTCGTTTTTTATCTATTTGATTATTTATGTATTCACTGATAGCACATAATTGTTTGCTCATAGAATACATTACTTGTAATTTTTTTTCATCTGACAAATTATCAAATACATCATCTTTATATTCTTGTAACGTCCTATATTTCATTCTTCCACCTTTTTTAATACTTTTATGGATCTTGCCTTTCCATTAGTTGTCTTTATATATCCTTTTTTCTCTAATATCATTAAATTATTGAATATAGAACGAATATCTCTGTTTAGTAATTTGGATATTTCACGACACGTTGGCGGATAGCCATTCTTATCTATGAACCATTCAATTGCTTCTAATGTCATCTTCTGTTTCAGTGTTAACATTTTTCTCACCTAATACCCATAAAAGTGTCTCTATCTCATTTCTTTGATTAATTTTGTTTTCCTGGATATATTTAATTCTTTCCAATATTTCATCTCGTGTCTTAAGGTTTTTGTTGTGTTTCCAATATTCAAATAACTGGATATGTTGATGATAAGAACTGTATAAATCAAACAAATTATCTTTGATATTCTTCTTTTCCATATTAATCACCATTAGAACGTTTCAAAATAACGTTTATTTTCTTTCTTATTTTTTCACGGAATTTTCTATGATATCTAATTTTTATATCAATATATACATCTTCATCACAAATTGGACAGTTTAAACGATTTTCGTAAAGACCATGTAGGTCAGTGATTTTATAAATAAATTTTGTACCGCATTTAGGGCACTTTGCTACATATTCTTTTGATAGTTTATTTCCTTCTTTTAAAACTTCCATTTAAACTTCCTCACATTCTTCACACCATTTTGACATTTTAAATTCATCATAAAGAGATGTATATATTCGTTTTCCAATATAAACAACCCACGGATTAATCATAAGATAAGTTTGGTGTATTTTTTCATCTTTTACTTTATGAATAACATCATCTTGCATTAAGCCTTTGATTTGCCTCTTTGCAGTAGATTCACTAACATTACAGATTGTTGAAATATCTTTTAACTTTATAAATTTACCATTTTTATAAGATAAAACCCCATCCATATATCCAACATATTGTATTAAATGATTAATAATCGGGTATTTTGTAGATATTTGACTATAAGCTACAGGATTCACTTTTATAAAATGATATTTTATTTCAGTAGTTTCTTTTAAGTACTCTATAGTACCTTTTCTTAATATTCTGTCGCCATCATTTATTTTTACAAAATTTTCCGTTGGTTCAATAGTATCTAAAACTGTACCATATTCATCTGTAATGTATAGTTCTTTTTGAACTTTCATTCTTCACTTCCAACTCGATGATATTCTCTTACTAATACTGTTCCATTACCTTTGTTACAGCTAAGATATCGATAACTACCACAAGCGTCAGAATAACCAACATTTCCATCTAAATCTACATATTCATATCTTGGTGGTTTTTCTTCACAAGAAGTAACAATAATACCTGAAATAATGATAATTGCAGCTGCAAATATTAAATTAAACAAAAAGTCAGATATTTTTTCTCTCATAAAAATCACCTCATTTTCCGTAAAATATTCCAAATTTTATATCTTGTAAGTGGTGGTAAGTGAGGTATTATAGATTCCAAATAGATTGCATTAATAATTTCTAATATTTCAGATTCCATATTTAACCTCGATACAACTTACTTAAAAAGAAATAACAAAATCTTTTGAATCGGTTTTCAGACAGTTCAATATCACAATCTTTTGTATGTTCTATAAACAGTCCATGTTCAAATAGCCAGTTATGTGCTCTCCATTCTCTTAATGCAGATTTAACAGATCTATTAACTTTTCTTAAATCACCACGATGTTTCTCTAATTCCTTTATCATTTCTTGTTTATTAGTAATTAAAAATGAATTGATAATCTTAAAATTATATGTTTTAAAATTATATTTGAACTTAACTCTTTGTTTTTTTGTTCTAAAAATTAAGATTTCTCTTTGTACTCTCTTCTTTTTAAATAACTTTTCCATCTTCTTATTTATTTCATTTATTTTACTTTTATTTTTTTCATGCCATTCTTCTTCATATTGATTTTTCATTTTTCCTTTTGCTCCCCTTAAAAAGTGTCACGTGTGACCCCATAAATCGTAATAAAAGGTTCATTTATGACACTTTAGTATATTGATACTTTAGTCATATAAAACAAGTCTTAAATAGCGTTTTTATATACTTTTATTCCTCTATATCTGAATACCAATTATTACTAGCATTTATAGATATCGTTTGAGTTTAACGAAAAAGTATCGTTCTTAAATGCGTAGGCTATCATGACTTTCATTATTGATTACAAATTATCATATTGTTACTCACAAAAGTTACCCAAAATACATAAAAAAAGAACAATTTTTGAAAATTGCTCTAGTTATATAGGTTCTTTTGTTATTTTTTATATATTTTTGAGGGTAAGTAAGTACCCGTGGATCGTCGAAAAAATAGGGTTCGGGTAGTGTCAAGTACCAAAACGGTCGATTTGATACTAGCAAAAATCGTTGAAAATAAAGACTTTATAATATAATCACATAAAAAAATAAAAAGACAATAAAAAAAGATAGATAAAATCTATCCAAAAATAAAAATTGCTTGAAAAATGTATATTTTTGTAAATATATAGAAACGTGTACTTCTGTTACCTTATTAATATATATATATATATGTATCTATTGAATGCAATTAATTTAATAATATAAAGCCATTATGACATTGTTATATGTAAATAATGTAATAATACTACCTAATAAATAATAACAAATAGATCCATGTAAAAATAGAAAATAATAGTATAATATTGTAAATAAAATACACACACATTTTTATATTTTGGTACTAGATAATATGTTAAAAATAAATAAAAAATCCGTATCAAATTATTAAAAAAGCATTGTAATATATAAGAAAATATGCTATAATTAATATGTAAGTTGATAAAGGTTATCACTTACAAAATGAGAAAGAAAAGGCATTTACTCAAATCCAAATTTTCGGGGTTTTGGAAAATTGAAAGGAGTGGAAAAAATGAGTAAATACCGAAAGTATAAAGGTTTAGTTATTGAACTAGCAAGCATGATATACAGTTTACTATTTACTTACTTACTAGCTAGATATACAATGATAAATCTAATTACAATAATATTTATTCACTTGTTTAATTATTACATTGTAAAAATAACAATGATAAGTGTAAGATTTGAGCCAATAAAAAAGCCAAGTTCTCACCCTTCGAAAATGAAGAACTTGACTAAAGTACTAGAAAAAAGCATATTCTAGTTATACCAAATAAATGCCTTTTTCTTCTCTCATTATATATTTAAAAATAGAAAATGTCAAGCGTGATTTTACTTGACTAATGGGAGGAATGAAAATATGTTAAATCAAATCGTTAAGGAAGAAGAGTAGTTCTCTACTCTTTCCTTAAAGGTGATAATATGAAAATAAAAGAAATGTACATGATATTTGATAAAAATAACGAATTAAAACCACAATATTTTACAACATTCGGGCAAGCACAATGCAATTTATATGGTTGCATCTGTTTAGAAAATTTAATAGATTCATTAAAAGGACTTTTAAAATCATATCAAGATACAGAAAAAGAAATTAACTTGCTAACAAAAGAGTGGGAAAAAGAAGAAAGCAAAGAGACTATGCAAAATAATATAGTAAATATTTTGCTAGGTTATAAAATTGACAGAGAAACAAAATTCACAGAAAAATACAAAGAATTATATAAGTATCATAACAATTTAATGAATTCTTATAGTAATACAATAGATTTATTGTTAACAGCTGATGAAACAAAAAAAATTATCAAGAAAAATGGTTATATTGTTTTAAACGAAATATTTATTGATAAAATGGTAGAATTATTAGAAAGTAAATTAGAAAGTAGGTATTTGTAATATGAAAAAATATTTTATTGATAAAAGAAGATTTTCAGCTGGTGGGATTTGTGGAACTATAGAGTTCTACGATGAAAACGGATTCTATTTAGATTCCGAATATTATAAAAATAACTTTGATAGTGAAAATTTAATAGAACTAAAAGAAAGTTGGTTTGCTGGTGCAAAAGGAAATCCCGTAGAAATTACTAGTAAATTAGGAAATAAAGAAATCTATTACATGAAAGGAAATTCGCTAAATGTTGAACTTGGCGAAAATCCTTTCAAAGATTTCAAACAAGAAAGGAAATAAAAAATGGAAAAGGATTTTAAACAAGAAATTTTACAATTTATTAATGAAAATAACTTGAACGATATTTTCATTAATGAAAATGGATTCTATGAAAGTTATGGATCTAATTTATATGTATATTTTCGAGTTAGTACAGAAAACCAAGATTTTGGACGTCAAATACTCGAAATCTATGAATTTGCAAAGAAAAAAAGCATCACTATTTGCATCGACAACATTTTTTGCGATAAGTACACGGGAAAAAAGCTAAATAGAAAAGCTTATCAAGAAGTTAGAAAACTATTAAAAGAAAATGATTATTTATTAACTACCAATCTAAACCGAATTGGTAGAGATTACGAAGGAATAAAAAAAGAATGGTATTTTTTCAAATACCAGGGCATTAAAATTTTAATAACAGATAGAGAAGTAAACGAGTTTATCAGCTCACCGTTACCAAACGAAAGCGAAGACGTAACCTTAAATAGATTATATTTACAAGATATGATATTTACTAATACTATCTATCGTGATTGTTTAAAAATTCTTGAAGTAAAAGAAACCACTAAAAAAGGTTTAGAAAAGGCTAAAATGAATGGAAAAAAAATCGGAAAGCCTAGAAGTGAAAAAAATAGTGATAAAAAATTATTATTAATTTTAGAAAAAATGGCTAACGGCGAGATGGGGCAAGATAGAGCATCTATATGCTTTGATTTTCCTAGAATGTCATTAAAAAGAGCAATTAAAAGACTATACGAAAAATACAATTCAAAAGATTATAAAATATTATACGAAAATTTCAAAAAAGAATTGGAACAACAAGAAAGCGAGGTTGAAGAATAATGCCTATTATCATTTTGTTAGCAATATGGTGCGGATTCTGTGAGTTTGCCAAAAAACAAAAATAAAACTAGTTCTATTATTTAACTAGTTTTTTTATACAATAAAAAGAGGCTCTAAGCCTCAAAATATAACTCGATACATTTATCAAATAGTATAAACCATTCGAATGCCATAGATTAACAAAAAAATGTATTTCTATATCGCTTTACAATTAGAGGAGTTGACTCCTAAAACTTTAAAAGCAACTATAATATAGCATAATTTTATCGAAAATGTCAAGCCTTATATTTGCCCATTTAAAGCCATTTTAAGACACTATATTTTCTATAGTACAATTATACTATTTTCATAAAAATACGTTTTATATGCCATTTATTGAAGAAATATAACTATATTGTTTCATGCTTCAAAGTCGTTATTTTTGCCACAATTTCGTCATATTTTTCTACGGATAGACTGGCAAAACTTTTTCCTGGTGTGAAAACTTTTTCTTGTTAAACTTTTTCCAATGGTTTAATTGGTCGAGAAAACTTTTTCTTGCTGTCTTGAATCACTACTGTAGCGCATGGAGTACCACCCGAAGGAACTTTTATATCTATATTATCACCACGTTTTAATTTCTCATTAGTTTCATAGTAGTATACCTTATCTTTTGTATGTGGAGACTTTGTATCTATTGTAACACCCACTACCCTACTCATCTTTTACCTGCTCTTCTATTTCTTTAATACCAGTATGTTTTACTCTATCTTTTTCCTCTGCTCTTTTACCATTATTAAAGCGCTTTACATCTCCTGAAAGGTATCCTGTTACCCTTCTAATCCTTTCAAAACCTACACCTTCACCTTTTTTATCATTTTCTTTCATTCTTCCACCTCATCATATTCTGCATCTATTATCTTTTTACCTTTTAATGCCTCTATTTGTGCATTTATTTCGTCTATATCAGTTGTTTTTTCATGTTTTATAACTAACGGAGTCTGTGCTTCTACCTTACCCATAACCTTTTGCTGATACATTGCCGATATCTCTTTTACTTCTCCTGTTAATCCGCCTGTAGCAAGAACTCCTAATAAATAAGAATGAATATAATCCATGACATCTTTTTTCACTGGATCTGCTAACCAATTATTATATGTATTTCTGCTAATTCCCATAAACATAGCAAATGATTCCACTGTTGGTGGATATTTTTTTATTTCATTTATCTTATTTATCATGTTCAAATACATATTAAAACCTAACATTATTTCTTGTGGTGTATATGTAATATTGCCTGCTGTAGCTACTTCTAACATACTTCTTTGTGCTATTAAAGACATTATTTGAATGTTATTTACATTATCTTCTCCTTTTGCCCTTAATAAATCAACTATATAGTTTGTTAGTTCTTCTGTTTTTTCTTTTAGATTTGGTAATAATTGTTCTTTAGATTCTTCTTGTATTTTTTTTACCAATTCTTGTCTATCTTCTTTTTTCTTTGCAATTGTTTCTGCTGATTTAGTCAATCATATCACCACTCAATCTGCCTCGATTATCTCGTTCTTTTCCTGTTTGGAAATCACTATATTCTCCTAAATCTTTTTCTAATTGAACATAATATTCCTTTTCATTACCTTTAAAATAATCATAAAATAACCACAAGATATAATCGTCATAAAATTCAAATTTAACTCCAAATTCTTTATATTTTTTATTCATAAATGTTATAAACTTTGTGTCGTATTTACTTATGTACATCATAACCACCATTCTTACGATTTTCTCTTATAAATTCTTCAAATCCATCATAAAACTTCATATTCTGCCTCGCTTTCTTATGTTCTAATCTTTTTCCTCTTTTATCTTTTCTAAAACTATGAAAAGTGTCATATCCGCCAGTAGTTCTTCTTTGCAAATTTTTAAAGATTCTATTCAGTGTCATAAATTATTCTTACCTCTAATTTCTCCTCATCACTATAGTATTTTTCTGCATATAACAAAGCAATTTGACTATCATCTTTATATGCAACTCCATTTAATGCATCTTCTACTACTTTACAAAGGTTATCAATATCAGGCTTTTTTAAATAAGGCTTACCCAGTAATAAGTCTTTTTGCTTTTTAGACATACTCTTATTTGGCTTAAAATAGGCTATTATGTGTATTTTTACTTCGCCACTATAATTTCTATCTAATTGTTCATTACATTGTTCCAATGCTGATTTTTTAATCAAATTTTCATATTCTATTGTTGCTTTCGTATTATATGTTGTAACAAATTTTCCTCTTCTACAAAACCGAGGTCTATCTTTTCCGTGAGGTTTACCTAATACTGTAAATTTAATAATATTGTCCATCTTCTCACTTCCTTCTGCAAAAAAAAGAGAGAATTATATTCTCCCTTACTTATTAAAGAATGGTGCTTGCAATAGGATTTGAACCTATAAGGATTTCTCCAACGGATTTTAAGTCCGTCTTGTTTGCCAATTTCAACATGCAAGCGTTTGGTGGGGCAAGATTGACTCGAACAATCAACGCGACGACCTTCAATCGTCCGCTCTACCATTAGAGCTATTCCCCCATAATTAGTATAAAAGTCATCAACTCACGTCTTTTTAACATAGTAAACTTTATAGTACACGCCCAAATTCCATTTTTTATAAAGCCATGTTAAGGCTATTAATCCTTCAATTATTGATATACTAATTACAATACATAATACATGTCGCGAATGGTTCACACGGAATTCCATAGATCAAATAGTCCCACATATTATGTATTAATTTTAATTGGCTGACCGAAGAAGCTTTTTCCAGTTAAGCTACAAACCACATATTTGGTTGGGAAGGTGGGATTTGAACCCACAACCCCACGGATATAAGCCGTGTACTCTAACCAGTTGAGTTACTCGCCAATAAAATGGTTGGGAAGGTGGGATTTGAACCCACAACCTCTCGAATCCAAATCGAGGCTTCTACCAAATTGAATTACTTCCCAATATGGTTGCCCCCACGAGAGTCGAACTCGTTATTTACAGGGTATGAGCCTGTCGTGATAATCCGTTTCACTCGGTGGCAATATTTGTTAATGTTCTTTGATAATTTAATGAGTAGTGTTTCTCACACTAATTTATTATAGCCATCTATTATTCAGTCACTAGGGAGTGATAGTCCTGATAAGGAGCGACCCTATTTCCTCTATCACCCAATTTACAACAGTTATACCATTGTAAATCTAATCTACATTGGATTCATTACCAACAACTTTCACATACTTTAGGTTTTAAACTCATTCATATTCCATTGAATTACTTTTTACCAAAATGCAGAATTTATGCTACTTGTACTAGTTCTAATCTTATACACATGTCACCATGTTTCAACTGCAAGTCGATTTATTGGTATCTTACTTTCACTCTACTCACCACAAGCATTATTACTAGCAAGTTTTCTCATTCCTTTTCTAAGAAACAGTCTTATAGTTATCGACGATTAGTACTATACTTTATAAAACTCTATAATAAACCACTATTATCTTCTTTTGTACTTCGTACATTCAAATATCAATATCACTATTAATATTAACTCAATCCATCGTGAATCTGCACTCACAACTAATAAGATTTAAGATAATATCCATACTACATTGCCTTGTAGTCTGTCATATGGTTTGCTCATTAAATTGTCAAAGAACATTAGTGGTGGACAGGGATGGACTTGAACCATCGACTTCATGTATATCAGACATGTGTTCTACCAACTGAACTACCCGTCCATATTGAAGAGCAGAAAGGAGTAACAGCTCTTCTAAAGAAAAGTATATAAAGTATATGGTGTGATATTTCTATCACGATAACAATATATCAGTTTTCTACTCACAAAAGTTACCCAAAATGAAAATTATTTTAAAATTTTTTTCATTTTTTTGTAATAATTCCACACCCCGTTAAAACTATTCGGTTTTATATCATTAGAGTAGTTCTCTGATGCTACTTTTTCTATAGCTTTACTAGGTGTTAATCCATCTAACATATATAAATAAAGTCTATAATATATTTGATTTGATGAGAGGTTGTCCAAATTTTCTTTACACTTTTTTATGAGATTCTCCTTTTCTTCTATTTTGTAATCTATTTCATCTTTATTGTTTTCTGTTCTAACTAATTTTAGTGTTTCAACTTCTAACCTTAAATCTTCTAAATAAGGAATACATTCCATTATGACTCCCCCCTTTTTATAAATTATAATAATTCTAAATATTCTAGACGATATGGCTTTTCTATTTCCATTCTTTTATAATATTTTCCTTTTTCAAATACAGGTAAATAAAAAGTTTCCTCATTATCTAGCATTATATAAATATATTCTGTTGTGTCACTAGAACCTCTTTTTTTTATAATATATCGAATTCTATCTTTAAATGGTTTTATCACATTAGCAAGATATTCTTTTTCTTCTTTCGTTAAAATCTCATCTATTATTCTGATATTTTTATCAAACATCATATATTCAAGAAAACATTCTGATAAATAAGAAGGAAAATTTTCATCTTCATGACCAACCAAATCATAATATAAAAAACTTCCATCTGTATCTATTGCCATTGTGTATTTTCTTTTTTTATGATCTAATTCAACTTCTATGTTAAGTGGAATGTTATTTTCTTTTATCATTCCTAATAATTCATAATAACTAATTTTATCTTTCATATTGATAGTTCCAATCTATATCAATTGTTTTTAAATGATTTAATAAATCGTCGTAGCATTCCTTACATAAACAGCATAATTTTCTTTGCTGACATTTTTTTAGATTTTTTACATATATTACATAGTTTGATTTTGGACTATTACATTTTATACAATTATTACTTTTGCCTGATCTTAATTTGTTTAAATATTCTATTAGTTCTTCATCGGACATTTTTCTAATTTTTTCTATCTCTTCCATTTTTACTCTCCTTCACTATATTCAATTTTCACACATTGATATGGATATACTATTTCATAATCTTTATCGTAAAATTGACTAGCGTTCCAACTTCCATCTTTATTTTTCTTAACTATCTTAATTCCTTTTGGTGTAAATCCTACTACTTTACCTATATATAAATTAGCATAAGGATTTCTTGCATAAGCAATATAATCATTTATTTTTAATTCATTTCCTATAAAATCTTTCATTTTGCACCTCTTTATAAAATACTTATACTTTCATAGACAATATAAGATATGTCTTGCCCTTTATATTGTTCTAATATTGGAAACCTTTCTAAATCTCTTTTAGGTATTGGATTATCAAAAGTCCGATATTCTCTTGCACTTGTTGTTTCAGTATTACATAATTCTAATTTAATTTTATTTTCTATATAAGAATTTATTTCATTATCTATATTGATAGGTTCGTACTTATAATCATTAGGAAGTAACACTCTTGTTTCTTCTATGATACTATCTGCTAACATTTCTGCTTCCTCTTTTGTTATATTACTCTTGTTTCTTTTTAAATTTATCATCAAGTCTCTATTAGTATCTTCATCATATTCTAAGAAGCTAAGATGGTAATCTCCCATTATGTTTACATACATTAATTCGTTTAATCTTTTGATATGATGTAGTTGTTTAGGGTCAAATCCCCATTTTTCAAATTCGTTATGTTTACTTGGATATTCATGTGTAAGTGCTTTTCTCTTCTCATACATAGCACCTAATATAGACTTTAAATTAGGTCTAAACTGTTTAAACAAGGCTTTAATATATTTATCTCCAATTGAATATTCAGTGTCCATAGATTCTATATAGCTAAAATTACCTTTCTTAATAACATCATAAAATGTAATTAAATCTTTAACATCAATTGTTCCATTTTCACATTCTATAACTTTACTTGTTACTTTTCTAAAAATAATATCATGTAATGTAGGAAGAATAATTGCTTTAGCATCAATATCTGATAGTTCATCATCTACATTATAATTTTGAGAACCATAAAGTCCTATATAAATAACTTTATATCCTTTTTCTTCTAATGTTTTTTTGTAATTTGCTAACGTTTTAAATATATCATTTTTATTCATATTTATTCACTCTTTTCTAAATCATTAACCAAGTCTGTGACATCTTTTCCACAGTATATTTGATATGTAAAATCACTATCATTTTTAAAAATCTCTTTTAAATTAGCAACAGCAAGCCTTAACATTGTTAAGTTTTGATATGTATCAATATACGTGTCATGGTAATAATAAATTAAAATATACTTAACTTCACTCATAAACTATCTCATACCCCAACTTTTTCAATTCATCACATATAGGTTTAAAAGTTGTATCTTCTTGATTCCACATATTTTTATATATACAATCTCTAATTTCTTCTCTTTTATCCCAATCCATTGTAATTTTATTTAAGGTATTATAGATAGCACGTTCTTTATTTTTTATGACTCTATTATCTACTGGAAAGCCATCCTCTTCCTCAAATATATCCATTTCAAGATGTTGAATTTTTACTATATCTTTTAATCTAATTTTCATGAGTTTCTCCTAAATTTATTATTTGTAAAATAGTTTTTTGGTCTTTTATCATACGGTCTTTGAAATAACTATAATTCTCAAAATCATATTTACTTACTATTTTTTCTATTTCCTTTAGCCTTCCCCTTAAAATAATATTTTCTTCTTTACTTTTATAATAAGGGCAGAATGCACAAGTTTTACCTATTTCTAACATGGCTTTTAGCTGCTGGCTTTCTTGTTGTAATTGTTCAATACAACTTAAATGATATTTTTTATCTCCTATACAGATAAACTCTCCTATATTTTCATTGTCACATATACAACATTGTTTAATAGATTTATTCATACTCACCACTTATAACTCTTTCTAATATATCTTGATAAGCACTTTTGATTGCATAGTTTAAATCATATTGAGTATATAAATCTGCAACAATATGTTCATGACTATATTTATTTATTTTATTTTTTAAATAATTTATTAGATTATATTTTTCCTGTTGCAATTTATTTAGAACATCAACTTGTTCACTTCTACTTCCATAAAAAGAAGTTACTTTTATATTAAATTCAACTTTTAAATTTCTTTCTCTTGCAAATTCTAAAATATATTCTCTTGATAACTCTGATAAATGATCATTAGATATATGAAAAGAAAAAGTTCTATAACCATTCCAACGATAATAAAATTCCAATAAGTTTATAATTTGTTCTTCTTTACTCATTAGTTATCCCTCTGTATTTTTTCTTTAAAATATTTTAGCCAACATTTTTTATAATCATCTTGGCAATTCTCACAACAATCTAATTCTTCTCCACTTATTGAACATGGACAATCGCCTTCAAAAATTCCATAACTTAATATTTCATCAATAATTTCATCTTTTTGTTTATTTTCTTTTTCTAAATATTCGATATACAAATCTGTACCATATCGTTCTTCCATATCTTCTG